CGCAGACCATCAAGAAGGGCGACGTCTTCACCATCGCTGACTGCTTCGCCGTGAACCCGCAGACCCGCGAGTCCACCGGTTCCCTGCAGCAGTTCGTGGTGACCGAAGACGTGACGGCCGCTGGCGGCGCTTACGCTGCGGTGAAGATCTCCCCGGCGATCTACACCTCGGGTCAGGCGCTCGCAACGGTGGACTCGTTCCCGGTGTCCGGCAAGACGGTCACGTTCCTCGGCTCTGCCTCGACGCAGTACCCGCAGAACCTGATCTACCACAAGGACGCCATCACGTTCGCCACGGCGGACCTGCTGCTGCCCAACGGCGTGGACATGGCCTCGCGCAAGGTCCACAACGGGATCAGCATGCGGATCGTGCGCCAGTACGACATCAACAACGACCGCATGCCGTGTCGTATCGATGTGCTGTACGGCTACAGCGTGATCCGGCCGCAGATGGCTGTCCGTCTCTGGGGGTGATCCACATGTCCTTCACCAAGCCCATTGGTGTAGCGTTCACGGACCAGGATCTTGACGACTGCGCACTGGGGGCACTCCCCAGTGCCGGTGGCAAGATCGCGTTCTACGGCGCGACGCCCATCACTCAGCGTGCGGCAGCGGTGCAGGCGGCTTCGGTCGTCAGCGCCTCGTCGTACATCACCGTCGGCAGCAACCTTGCGGCGTGGGCCGCTGAGGTGAATGCCACTCTCACCGGCCTTGGCCTGTGGAAGGGTGCCGCGTAAGCGGCGGAAAGGAACATCATGTCTGCTCAAACTTTCGAAGCTCCGAAGATCGGTGACGGCGAACAGGTCGGCGACGGCAACACCGCCGAAGTCCTGTTGGTCGGGCGCGCCGGCCAACCCGTCCGCGTCCAGAACGTTGCCACCGGCACGCTGGGCTTCTACGGCGCCACGCCGGCTGCTCAGCGCGCCGCGGCCATCCAAGCCGCGTCCGTTGTGTCGGCCAGCACCTGGGCCAGCGTGGCCAGCAACCAAGCGGCGTTCTTCGCCGAAGTGGCGGCGACCCTGACCGGGCTGGGCCTGTGGAAGGGCGCGGCGTAAGCCGGCACTGACCCATGCCCAAGGTTGTCTTCTGCGTTCCGACCATCAAACGCCCGTACCAGCAGTGCCTAGACAGTCTGGAGGCGTCCATCCCCCTCATCAAATCCGCGGGTTGGGACGAGGGTATGGTCAACGAGGTGGGCAACCCGTACATCAGCGCGGCACGGGCAACCATGCTGCGCAAAGCGCTGGACGCCAAGGCAGACGTAATCGTCTTTATCGACCACGACCTGTCTTGGCGGCCAGCCAATCTGCTTACGCTCATTGAAACCCCGGGTGACGTCGTCGGCGGCACCTATCGGTTCAAGGCTGACGAGGTGTCCTACATGGGCACCATTCACAGCACGCCTGCCGGCACACCCGTTGTACGGGCCGATGGCGCGATCAAAGCGCGACTCCTGCCCGCAGGGTTCCTCAAGGTCACAACGGCCGCTGTGGACCGTTTTATGACCGCCTACCCCGATCTGTGCTACGGCGAAAAATACCGCATGAGCGTGGATCTGTTCAACCACGGCGCGCACAAGGGCGTGTGGTGGGGCGAGGATTACGCTTTCTGCCGGCGCTGGGAAGAATGCGGCGGCGATGCCTGGCTTGTGCCGGACCTGCAGCTTGACCACCACAGCGCGGACAAGTCGTTCCCGGGCAACTTCCACATGTACCTGCGCCAGCAACCTGGAGGCGACCTGTGCCCCTGATCTACCTTGAGCATCCCCGCCACGGCCAGAAAATCGCCACGATGGAGGCCGAGGCAGAATACGACGAACAAAACGGTTGGCAGCGGTATACTCCGGGTGAGCCCGACGAGCCCGGGGATGACGTCGTTGTCCCCATGAACCACATGCTCGGGAGGCGCCGTCGCAAGGAGCCCGAGCATGTCGACGACAGCCGGTGACCAAATCTATGCCGCGCTGCGGCTGATCGGCCAACTGGCCGAGGGCGAAACCCCATCGGCCGAAACAGCGCAGGACGCGCTGGCAGCGTTGAACCAGATGCTGGATTCGTGGAGCATCGAACGCCTGTCGGTGTTCTCCACGCAAGACCAGGTGTTCAACTGGCCGGCAAACGTCTACGAGCGCACGCTCGGCCCCAGCGGCAACTTCGTCGGCAATCGCCCGGTGCAACTGGACGATTCCTGCTACTTCCGCGATCCGACGACGGGCATCAGCTACGGCCTGATGTTCATCAACCAGCAGCAGTACAACGGTATTGCGCTGAAGACGGTGACGTCGACTTACCCGCAGAGCATGTGGGTGAACATGACGATGCCAAACATCACCATGACGGTGTACCCGGTGCCCACGCGGGAACTGGAGTTTCACCTCGTCTCGGTGTCGGAGTTGTCGCAGCCCGCCACGCTGAACACGGTGCTGTCGTTTCCGCCTGGCTACCTGAGGTGCTTCAAGTACAACTTGGCCTGCGAGATTGCAGCCGAATTCGGCGTTGAGGCTCCGCTTACGGTGCAGCGCATTGCGATGGCGTCCAAGCGCAATCTGAAGCGGATCAACTTCGCTGACGACATCATGAGCCTGCCGTACAACCTGATCAACCGCCGTCAGCAGCGGTTCAACATCTACGCCGGCACACCGTGAAGACTCCTATCCTCGGTGGAGCCTACGTCGCCCGCAGCGTCAATGCTGCGGCGAACCGCATGGTCAACCTGTTTCCAGAGGTTGTGCCCGAGGGCGGCAAGGAACCGGCGTTTTTGCAGCGGTGCCCGGGGCTTCGTCTGGTGGCGACCGTGGGCGAGGGCCCTATTCGTGGGATGTGGAAGTTCGGCGACTTCCTGTACGTCGCCTCTGGCGGCAAGCTGTACCGCGTAGACGGGAACTTTGCCGCCACTGAGCTTGGCCTAATCAACGGCAGCGGGCCGGTGAGCATGGCCGACAACGGCATTCAGTTGTTCGTGGCTTGCAATCCCAGCGCGTTCATCTACAACGCCAACACGAGCGTGTTCGCGCAGATCACGGACCCTGACTTTCCGGGTGCTGTGAGCGTCGGCTATCTGGACAGCTACTTCGTCTTCAACGAGCCCAACAGCCAGCGCGTGTGGGTGACCTCGCTGCTTGACGGCACTGCCATTGACCCATTGGACTTTGCCAGCGCTGAGGGCAACCCCGACAACATCGTGTCGCTAATGGTAGACCACCGCGAGGTCTGGCTGTTTGGCAACAACACCGTTGAGGTCTGGTACAACGCAGGCTTGGCTGATTTTCCGCTGGCGCGCATCGAAGGCGCGTTCATGGAAACCGGATGCCTTGCGCCGTACAGCGTGGCCAAGCTGGACAACGCCGTGTTCTGGCTGGGCTCTGACGCCCGCGGCAACGGCATCGTGTACCGCAATCAGGGCTACAACGCCCAGCGCGTCAGCACGCACGCTGTGGAGTGGCAGATTCAGCAGTACGGCGTGCTGAACGACGCCATCGGCTACTCGTACCAGCAGGATGGTCATTCGTTCTACGTGCTGACGTTCCCGACCGCTCAGGCAACGTGGGTGTTTGACGTCTCCACTGGGGCGTGGCATGAGCGGGCGGCGTGGGATGGGGTGCAGTTTCGGCGGCACCGGAGTAACTGCCAAGCGAACTACGCTGGGCAGGTGCTGGTGGGGGATTGGGAAAGCGGCAACGTCTATGCGCTTGACATGAACTTCTTCAGGGATTTCTCAGAAGAACAAAGATGGCTTCGGTCGTGGCGCGCTTTGCCTACGGGGCAGAACAATCTGAAGCGAACGGCGCATCACATGCTTCAGCTAGACATTGAGTCTGGCACGTCTTTTGAGTTTCAGAATGTTGTTAATTGGTCGCAGGTTGCCGAAAAAGTGCTTGCTGCGTCTGTAAATTTTGAGCCATTCAAAACAACATGGAATAAAGAATTTGGCGGGCGCAAACTTGGCGACGTAACTAATAATGGAGTAATTCAAGCAAGCGATTCGCTACAATTTCAAAATTACGGCTTGGGCGTGTTGACAAACCAAACGTATATTGACTACATTGAAAATGTAGTTCAGACAATATTGCTGTCTGACCCATTGACATATTCTATTTACCTAACAAGCGCAAACACAAACACGCCGGCAAATGTCATGCTCCGCTGGTCCGACGACGGCGGTCACACCTGGAGCAACGAGCATTGGGCCAGCATGGGCAAGCTCGGCGAGTACGGCAAACGCGTCATCTGGCGGCGCCTGGGCATGACCACCAAGCTGCGGGATCGGGTGTACGAGATCAGCGGCAGTGATCCGGTGAAGATTGCCATCATGGGTGCGGAACTCTCCGCCACCCCGACGAGCGCCTGACGTGGAGCTTGCACCGCGCGTACCTTCGCAGCGCGACCCGCTGGTGGATCAGGGGGCGCTGACCACTCGCGCGTGGTTTCGGTTCTTCCAACTGCTGCAGAACGCAACGGAGAACGCCGCGCTGACGCAGTACACCGTCGTCGAAAACACGACGGGCTCGACGATTCCCAAGGGTGCTGTGGTTGGCTTCGTTGGCGTGGGCGCTAACAACGTGCTGTCGGTGGCCCCGTACTTGGCCGACGGCTCGTCGCCGTCGCTGTACATCTTGGGCGTGATGGCCGAGGAGCTGCCTGACAGCGGCGCCACGGGCCTGTGCTGCGTGTGGGGCAATGTCAGCGGCATCAACACCAGCGCGTTCAGCGTGGGCGACGTGCTGTACGCCAGCCCGACGGTAGCCGGCGGGTTCACCAACGTCAAGCCCACCGCGCCGGACAACGTGATTCCCATCGCTGCGGTGCTGGTAGATAGCGCAACGGCGGGCGACATCTTCGTGCGGCCCACCATTGAGCAGCAGAAGTATTACGGCGAGTTCACCAAGACCAGCGACCAATCGCCCGCAGTCATCAACACGGCTTACGCGCTGACGTTCGACAACACCGAAATCGCCGAAGGCATCAGCATCGGATCGCCGGCGTCGCGCATTGTGGTGGTGCAATCGGGCCTGTACCAGTTTGACGCCACCGTTCAGATCAGCAGCAGCAGCAGCAGCGCCAAGACGGTTTGGCTGTGGTTCCGCAAAAACGGAACAGATGTCGCTAACTCTGCCAGGCTGGTGACGATCAACATCAACAACGGGTACACCGCTGTGTCTATGAGCGAGTTTTTCTCGCTGGCGGCAAACG